CTCGCTTACGCGGAGTCTTTCACCTTTCTCGACCTACCCTGAAGCCGACGCAACTCGATAACTGTTGCGAAATTATCTAAACCTCTAGTAGGCAACTCACTTGTGAATCGATAACTCCGTAGCCCTAAGACTTCTTCTACGAATTCGGTTCCACCAGCTCTGACAAATATCGTCGACGGATCAAGCGTACGCATATACTTGTCATTATCGAACAGGTGTTTCACAAGCTTTGAGAACTGAGGATGCCAACGCGCATTCTCGGCAGACATGATCGCTCTCGCAGAAAAGAATTCTGGAGGTAGCTTGGAATTGAGGCGCTCTAAGTGGCAAATGCCATTCAGAGTACGAATAATGCTCCTCATACCCACGCATAATCCATGGCGCCTATAACTACGAGTGTGAAGCCTTTGCAGGAACAGCACATTATCAGCTGAATAGCCACCTTTGTCAGACGACACCTCCATGCCAAATCGATCCATATAATAGGAAGATAAGGCTTCGACATCTACTGTGTTATCGAAGGAATATATGCCATCATCCCCAAGTACTTCGATGTCACGCAGTGAATAGCCCAAGTCATAGCTAGCTGCGTATGCCATGATGATCTGGGACAACGAATCAATCATATTCGTGCCAGAATCACCGCTCGGAACACCTCCATCACGTCCAGAAAGTATTCCAGAAGGTGTCACAATTGGCATGTTGAGAAATTGATCCCTCAGCCAATTTATTTGACTCCTAGCGCTACCAACGAACCAGTACTCCATTAATGAAAATGCCAACTCAATGACAGCCCGCGGAAGGGACTTATCAAAACTTGAAAAGTCAACACTCATTATAGGAGCCTTAGAGCGGTCAATTATACTGGTAACTCTGCGATCAACTACTGAAAGCTCATTCCAAGCGGCAAACCCTGGCTGGTCTCTCAGCGCGTCGAGCATAACTTGAATAACTCCAGTACCCGCATAGGTCTCGGCATGGTCAACCATCCATACAACCCTGTTCTTAATCAAGGTAGTAGACCCATTAGGCTGGCCTCTCCAACCTACAACAGCTGGGAAGATCTTTTCTTTCCATCCACCAGCGGCAATAGATTCAACTCTCCTAAGATAGTCCTGCTCGAAACTTTTATCAGCAGTAAATGCTGGAAGTCCAAGATTCTTACCTTTTGGGGCAGCGTTAAATGCGGCTCTAATTGATAAAGGTCGCAAAGAATGCGGCTTAATAGCTTTCGCTAGGGTGTCGAAAGCACGCTGGAGCGTCGCATTATTATCGACTTTCTTCTGAGAGAAGTACTCCATAACGCCATCTTTTCTTACGTCCCAAGGCGCTCGAATTGACGTAGGCCCAAACTTTTGGGACTCTTTACTCTCGATCTCATCCATTAGCGGAACACCAGTGGAACCAAATTTCTTTAACAGGTGGGCACCATAGCCCAGCTCGTCGTTGCGCCACTCTTTGGGAAGGAATGGAGTAACATAATTGACAGGCTGGCCTTTCTCCACTGAGTGAAGAAAACTGTTGAGTCTCCGCCAACTACTTTCAGTCAAAGTAGCATGAAGAGTCTCTATGTTTTCAACAAGCATAAGACACCTCGAATTGAGAGATCACCTCACGGCCAAGTGAAATGGCCAAGATCCGTTAACTTTAACGACTGATCTCACACTAATGAATATGCATGACTATAACTACGAATCCAACAGCAGTAAACAGAATAATCTCCACTAAGAAAACACAAATCAAGACATACATGGCTAAAGAAGCACGTCGATTACGGTATTCCTGATTAGCTAATTCAAATTGCATTTGGAGTCTACCTCTTTTATAGCTATTATTAGATTCCTCCTGGGGTACAGGAATGTTAATAGCTGTAGTAGCGTCCAGGGGTGGACTAACACGATCACGTCGCATAATTTTCCTCCTCAAACGCACTCAAGAGATCACACCGCGAATCAGCCCAGTGATACCTGAATTATGGCGTCTCATTACCATGTTGATAAATGAAACAACCTGCTTCCACATATCACTATCAATCTGACCGATTAAGACAGCTCCTTCCATGAACATACCTAGATTCTTCAAGCGCGCTGTCTTCTTAGAGATTAAATGATTATCATAGTGATATTCAACCACTATAGTAAACGTAAGTGTAGCTAAATGCTCCACTTTCTGATCACTGGGTTCGAACGTAGCGTCCATACACATCCAGACTACCCCAGGATTGAAACAGTAAATGTGATTTTCTATTATACTGTGATCACTTACACAGCGACTAAGCGAAAGGGCTTAGTTCTTGCTTCCGCGCTGTTGATGATTGATAAACCATGCAGTATCTATGTTATTTCGATCCTGCTCAGTCATACCCTCAAATCCAGAATGAAGCAACTTGCCAAAGCACTCATCTTCGGTTTCACCAAAGTGTTTAGCAACTTGACCTGTAACTTCATCCAAGACAACAGCTTTACCAAAATCAACGTCACTGTCAGACGCATCACTCGGCCAAGGACTGGGAGTTCTTGTCTTCGCCATCTTTCGGTTCCTTCCGCAGGTAAATCTCTTTCTGAGATTTAGTCAATAAACGAGCTTCCATAACACGCAGCCTACGTCCATTACCATTCTTCGCCTTCTCTAAGCGTACTTTGAGTATTAAATACTCTTCCGCAATTTGAAGATGAAGCTCAAAACACGGTTCACCACGAGACGAAATCCAAAAGCTGTTTCGTACAATCTTCCAATCCTCGAAGAATTCGGAAGCAAAGTGAAAGACTTTGACAATAGAATCGTCAGTCAACACTTTCTCCTTAACAAACTTCAAAACAAATTCAAAATTCATAACAGACCTTCTTTCTTAAACAAACAAAACAAACAAACAAACAAACAAAC